TTGGATGAGCGATTCCCAGTCGTATTTGCTGACGGTCCTGCCCTTGAGTTGGGCGGAATCGACCCAGCCAAGCTCGACCATCTTGTTCTGCGTCGCGTCATAGACGCTCACGCGAACCCTTCCCTTGCCTTCGAGAATGAGAACCGGCGCGTCTGGTGACGCGACGATCTCAGTTTGTGCCAGTCCGCCGCACGCTGTCAGGACCATCGGGGCCAATGCGAGTGCCGCCAATATCGCGCAGCGAATCACGTTCGATCTGCTGTTCGATTTCAAGCTGAGCCTCCTTGTCTCCACCGTGGACCTCGACGCCTCGCGGCTTCCGCCACTGTTCAAGCAGGACGGGCAGAACCTCGGCCAAGATTGCACCGAGCAACCGGCCAAGGGCTGCGAGCCAGGTCACTCGCCCGCCTTGGGCTGATCCGCGGCCTTGATGAGACCGATGCCGGTGGCGAGCGCGGTGCCAACGGTGGTAAGGACTTCAGCCGAGACAGTGCCGGTCTTGATGACCATGATGCCCGCCGTAGCGAGTGCGGCAACGATGGTCAGAATGCCGCTGATTGTGGTGCGCCATGACTTCATCTGCGATCTCCTTTGATGGTTGTGAGCGTGGTGGGAAAGACCTTCGCCTCGATGCGGTCGAGTTGCCGTTGGTGGTAGCTAATGCTGGACTCAAGCGATCCGAGACGGCGATCGGCGATGAGCACGATGCCACCCAGAACGATCAAGTGCCCGATGAGCGTGGCAATCAGCGTCAGGACCGATCCCGCGGTGAGTTGCAGCTTCGTCTCGCCGTCGATGACAACGGTTTTTACTGGTGACATGGCGAAGCTCCCAAGAAAAGCCCAGGGCGGCAACGAAGCCGCCCCAGGCCAGGTGCAAGACGATCAATCAGATCTGGGTGCCGACAGTGACCCACGCCGAACCGTTCGACACCTTGAGGGTGTTCGTGGTCGAGTCGTAGACGATGCCGCCCTTGTTTCCTGCAGCAGCCGCCGGCAACGATGCCGTTGCAATCTGAGGAAGAAGGACGACGCCGGCGCCCTTACCTGCGAGTTCAAGGTGAACGTTGATGACGGTGGCATCATCGTTCGTTGCCTGAATCGTTGCCTTGCGTGTCACAACGGCTCCGGCGATTTCCGCGCCGTTTCCGGTGATCTTGAGATAGTCCGTCTTGGCCTGGTCGATCGGGCCAATCGTGGTCTTGGGTGCCAGAGTGCCCGTATCGACGGCGCGAATCATCGCACGCGAGCCGAGCTTGTCAGTAAGTGCCATGGTGGCTTCGTCCTTTCAATGCAACGGCCCGGCACGGATAGAACCGTGCCGGGCCGGGTGGTGTCAGTGAGAAACGCTCAGACTCGGATTAGGTGTGGACCTGGATCACGCCGGCAAGCCACACGTGCAGCTCGCCCATGCCGCAAACGATCTTGCTGTTGGTCAGCGTGACGTCGCGGTTCTTGTCCTGGTACACATCGCTCATCAGGCCGCCGCCGGCGCGAACGCAACCGATCGGTGCCTTGCCTTCGCCGGCCCACATCGCCAGCGCCACGGGCAGACCATCGGAGCCGCCGATGCTGGCATCGACGTTGTACTTCGACAAGTCGCTCGTGTAGTTGGTCGTGGGCAGGTGGTTGGTGGGAACGAGGGCGAAGCCTTCGCACATGCCAACCGCGCGGCGGTGGTACTGCGTCACGTCCTGCGGCGTGTAGTCGCGGTTCATGAGCTTCGCGGAACGCGTCAGAACCTGGATGGTGCGGTTCGACACGAACAACAGTCGGCCCTCGCGGGGGATGTTGTCGTCATCGAACTTGCGGGCCAGATCGGACGCATCAGCCTCGAAGTTCTCGGCACCCGCGGCCGAGATGGCGTAGGCCGCCGCTTCGGTCGCAGCCGTGCGAGTGACCACCTTACCGCCGCTGTGCACATTCGTGACGGCGGCGGAGCGGGCAGCACGAATGCCCAGGCGAGCCATGCGCTTGTCGAGCAGCTCGCTGATGAGGCGAACGTTCTCTTCGTTGGCAGGGCTGATCAGATCCCAACGCGAGAAGATCTGATCGATGTCGGGCAGGCGCTGGGCCTTGATGATCTTGTCGTCCGTGGTGATCGTGGTCTTCATCTGGACGGACGTGCCGCCTTCGATGAATGCACCAGGAACGTGGTACTCAGGATCTTCGGGCGAGTCGCCGCGCGTCACGAAGGTGTGCGCGATTTCGCCGGGGACCAGGTCGTGAAAGAGAGTCGTCCGCTCGTTCCAGAACTCGTTGCGGTCCAGGAAGCGGCGGGCGGTGGATGCGTGAAGCAGCGTCTCCGTGATGGAGCGTGCATCGCCGGCGATCTCAAGACCGCGAGCGAGAGTGACAACGTCAGCCATGATTTATGGCTCCTGACAAATGGGACAAAACCGATGGGTTCGGCTTCGCTCACACTCGGGAGGTGTCCATCACGTCACGGGCCGCGTTGCGGGTGTCCGATTCGATTCGGGCTCTGGTGTTGAACTGAAAGCTCAGGACGTGCGGTGCGGTGCGCCCACGTGGGCGGCCTTGCTTCGCACAGTCCAGAAATACAAACGCCCGTCTTTCGACGGGCGAGTGCGTATCACGCCTTGTTGGGATCGGCGCCGGCCTTGCCACGGCCGCGAATGCTCAAAGGAGCGGGCGGAACGACCGGGGGAATGTCGCCATTCGCGGTCGGTGCCTGGGGCGCCGCAGGAGCCTGCGGCGCTTCGGGTGCCGGCGGGGCGACATCTGCAGCGGGAGCGGGCGGGACGGCCACGGGCGGCGTGCTCGGCCCGGTGCTTGCAGGTGCCTGGAGCTGTGCGAGCAAGAGATTGACCGTCTCGCGCAGCGACGCAACCTCTGCAGAAAGGGCCGCGTCCTTCGACTGCGGACCTGCAGGAACTCCGCCCTTGATCTGTGCTTCCTTGATGGCCAGCTCGAACGCGTCTCGTTCCGTGCCGGCGACGGCCGAAGCGAAGATGTGCGACGGGTTGTCAATCGCGCGGATCGTGCATCGCTCGACCGTGCCGAGCTTGGGATGGTTCTTGAGCCCTTCAAACTTGAACGTCGCCTTGAGCGACTCCAGGATGAACGACTCGCTTCGATTCAGCTTCATGTTGATCTGTTCCTTATCTGGTCCGGGCCGTTACGGCACGTTCTTTGGGGTTGCCAGCACTCGCGCGAGTGTTACCGGGTCGTTCATGTAACTGCCGTGCTTCTTGTCACCCTCGGCCATGGCCTTCGCCATTTCGAGCTTGGTGGAGTAGCCGGTAGCTGGAGCCTGGATCGGTGCGCCGCCGGTGATCATGGGCTTGGAGTTTCCTGCTCCGAGCGACGCGCGGCGCTTCGTGTCGATCTCGTCGAGAGCCGCCTTCACCGTGCTCGGATTGGCGAGCATCTTGTTGAGCCGTGCCGTGTCGGGCGAGTCGAGAGTGAACGTCTTGTTGGCGAAGTCCATGATGAGGTTGAGCTTGTCCTCACCGCCAACGTGCTGGACCGCCGTGGCCATCACGTTCGAGTTCTCGCGCGTGAGCACGGCCGCGGCTTCGGCCTGGGTCTTGATGATCTCGTTGATCACGCCAGGCTTGAGGCCGATGTCGGCGAACTTCTTGTACGTTTCGTCGCTGAGCTTTCCGTCCTTGCTCCATTCGGCTTGGATCTGATCAGGCGCCACGCCGATCGCTTCGAGAAGCTGAGTGACGCCAGCATCGTCGGCAAGCGTCGACGCCAAGGACACTGGGGCATTCGCCGCATCGGGCTTGGCGTCAGGCTTCGCATCGGGCTTGGGCGGTTCCGCCGGCGGCTTCTGGCTGATCAGCTTCTGAGCTTCGGTGTAGCCCTTCTCAAGTTCCTCGATGCTCGCGAACTTGCCCGCGTAGAGCTTGGGAGGCACGGGCGGCGGCGTTGGCGCGACCGGAGGGACCGGGGGAGTAACGGGAGGGGTGACGGGCGGTGTTGCCGCCGGTGTGACGACTGGTGCTGGGTCGCTCATTGTGCTTGCGCTCCTTGGGATGGGCCAGGCATCGACAACTTGACGGCGTCGCCAAGCACGTCAATGCCCTTCTGGGTTGCTGCCATGGCAGCCTGCTGCTGCATGGCAGCCTGCTGCTCTTCCTGCTGCTGCTTCTTGCTCTTGATGAGACCGTCCTCGAAGACCCCGCCGTATCGCGAAATGACCTGCGCGAACACGTCCAAGTTGATCTTGCTGAGCATCGCGTCGCCCAAGCGTCCAAAGACGTCGGTGAGCTGCAGAATCTTCTGGAGCTGGTTGTTTCGCTCGATCGCGGACAGACCCGTCAATGTGCGGATCTCGACAGTCTCGGGCGGCAATGCCGGGATGAGGCCCTGCACCTGCATCTCGTGCAGGACATAGCGGAGCATGGGCAGTTGGTTCTCTTCGGCGATGGCCGCGTAGGGACCGCCCTGCGTCATTTCGATCTCCGCGCCGACCCGTGCGGCCTGGAACGCCGTGACGCGATCGCCTCGCGGCGTTGCGTCCGTCTCCAGACCAAGCGCCCGGCCCAGCGCGCGGCCCTTGCGTTCGATCATCTGAGCAACGACCGAGAAGTCCTGGATCTTGCCGACCGTCAGGGCAGCAACGTCCTGGACCTGGCCGGCACTCACGCGAGCCTTGAACGACTTGCCCGATGGAAGAGCCAAGTCATCTGGCTTCACCGAGCTGTTGTAATCGCGGACCCAAAGCACTTTGGAGCACAAGCCGGCATGATCGAGGGCTCGTGCTTCAAGCTCGTTGAGGCTGCGCAGCTCGCCGATGTTCATCTCGATCCAGCCGCGTCCGTAATGCTCGGGCGGCGTCAGCTCGAATGTCGTCGACAGGAAAGGCGATCGCGGCTCTTCGCTTCGAAGGATCTCGCGGTCGTTGATCTCCTGGATGATGACCCAGTGCTCGGCGTGCGGGTCCCACTCGCAGAGCGTGTACAGGTCCTTCTGGCGACGGTCGGCGGGGAGTTTTACAAACTCGTCGCGCTTGAGCTGGGCCTTTTCCAGCGTGTCGTCGGACAGGGCCAGCACGTCGACGGCTTCGCGAACGATGTGATACCGCACGGCGCCGGTTGAATCGCGATTGGTGACGTAGTGGTCACGGCGAATCACAGTGATCGAGAAGTCTCGATTGATCCGCTCGAGCGATTCGCCCGTGACCAGGATGTTCGCGAGTGACGCACGCTTGGCGTTGCGAAAGCCCATCACCATGCGGTTCGTGCGGCCAATCAGGTTGGCCGATTCGAGGATGGACTGAACTGCCAGCTCGATCCGCCACAGAACGTCCTTGAGGGCCTGCTTGTACTCCGCGGCCGTCAGCTCGCCGCGAACGTCCTCGGGGATGTCCTGGGCATACTCGATCGTGGCGGGCAGCGCCAGCGTGAAGAAGGGCCGGTCGGGCGGGTAGATCGACAGGAGAAGCCTGCTCACCATCGCGACCACGCCGGTCGATCCAACGGACTGGAACGTCTCGGGGAGCTGCTGATTGGCGGTCTGGGCCTGGGGCGGCAAGATCCACGGGAACGTCAGGGCCGCGCATTCGCGTGCACGGTTCAATGACTCAGACCTCGCGCCATCGTCTGTGGCAAAGCGAGAGGCCAGCGTCATTGTCATGTCAGCTCGTGCCTCCGATGCCAGAGGACCCACCGATGCCGCCTACAGACGGGTCGATGAGCAGGGCCTGCCGACCCTTGCGGAGCCGCGCGAGCTCTCGCTGCTGCTTGGCCAGGGCCTTGGCGTCGCTGTCACTGGCCGACTGAGGGCCGGGCGTCGGAGCAATCTGGGGCGCTGGTGAGCTGTCAACTCCCGGCGAAAAGATGCTACCCATTGCTTTGCTCCAGTAACTGCGGTTGCTCTTCCTTGACCCGTTGCCACGCTGCTTCAAGCTGCGCGATCATTTCACGCTTGCCCTGGTACGCGGCGATCTTCAAGCGGCCCGCTTCGGTCGCGAGGTCAGCAATGTCGATTGAACTCTGGACCGGAATTGATCCATTCCAGTGCTCGATCAGCTTCCGCACGGCGCCGGGGTGGCCCTTGGCGATCTCAACTAAGTCCATGGCTGACATCCTCCTGATTGCAGCCAAGCCGCCGCAGTGCGTCGTACATCGCGGCCGGCGTCGAAAGCCGCGGCGACAGTCGCACGCCAGCATCACGAAGCAGGCCGCAACAGACCGTGACGCAGTTGTCCGCCGACGTCCGGCCCTTTGACATCATGCGGCGGAGCGTCGGCATCTTGGGCCGCTCTTCCTTGACGAGCTGGTAGCCCTCGAAGTCAACCGGCCGCAAGAGCGGAACCTCGAACCGCCACGCCAGGCGGGGGTAAATCTCGAGAAAGACCGCCTCGGCATAGACGTGGTCGCCCCAGACGGTCGGGTCCAAGACCGCACCGTCATAGGCGATCGAGCAATGGGCGAACTCTGACCGTCCGATTGCCCGGATGATGTGCGGAATGACCGAGCGGAAAACGGAGTCGCTGCAACGCCTGAACATGCCGAATGCCTCGACGCGCGACAACCGGCCGGCGAGTCCGGCGTCGCTGATATAAACCGATGCGATGAGAGGCCGCGTAGATCGTTCGGCGTTTGGCTCCATCACAGGCGTGCAAATAGAGCGATAACGTATCGTCGTGGTCAGTTGAAGAAGTAACGGGACGTCAGGACCTGGTCGAGATCAAAGGTGCCTTGGGCGGGCGGTTCGGGGAACTCGCCGTTCGGGCAAGCCCGCTGGAACTGCTCGTAGGCATCCTGGAGGACGGGTCGGCGGTAGAGCTGAACGAACTGCTCGCGCGTGTGCCTGTCCAGCTCGTCGGCGTCGGCGGCGTGGGTGCCGAACATATCGTGCACGCCGACGAATGCGATGCCGGAGTCGTTGCAGGCCTTGGCCGTCATGAACATGGCGGTTGCGTCCAGCGAGTGAATGAAGTTGGGCGGAGCCGCGGTGCAGTGGCGCTCGGCGTCGAGCGGGCTGTTCATGTCGTCCACGGCGATCGACACGTACTGCAGGCAGGTCTTGAGCTGCAGAGACTTGAAGTCGCGGTAGGACTGAACCATGGGGAACCCGAGCGGCGTCGTGTATGCAAACGGCCTTCCGTTCTTGACGTGCTCGGCCGCACACTTCTGGAGCCAAACCATCGTCTCCGTCGCGCGAGGGCAGATGTTCGACACTGCTCCCTTCACCTTGGCCGCCAGATACTGCGACGATTCGCGCAGGTCGGCCCGGTCCATGCCGTGCTTCTTGAGATAGTCGAAGGTCTGGTTGTTGCGGCCGAAGTTGGTGACGCCGTAGAACTCCGTCATCGTGCCGGGCTTGCAGCTCGATCGATTGACGTGCGGCGCCACGAGTGAAGCGACACGAATAGCCCGCCGGATGTCGTCGTTGACCATGTCGCGCACCACGTTCGTGACCACGAGGTATGTGTCGACCGGGGCCGGGCCGTTGATCAGGTTCGCCGCGGCCGCGCCGCGTTCGTCCCTGGTCATTGCGGCATAGTGCTGCAGGCCGTTGATGGTGCCATCGGTCTGACGAATCAGCCTGGCTCCCGTTTCGTAGGGATCGGTCAGGGCAAAGCACGCGGCCAAGAACTGCCAAGGCTTGTCGCCACCATCGGCATGATGCCAGAACTCGCACGTGAGCGGGTCCTTCGCGCATCGCTCGATGTCCTCCCAGTGATCATCGACCCACTGCATGCGGTCGTTGTGCGAGACTTTGTCGATGCCGTACATATTCGCGGCGTGCACCATCAGCCAGTAGACGGCCCGATCGTTCACTTCTCGCGGCTTGGCGAACTGGATGAGGCCACGGCAGAAGTCATTGCCCTCGAAGTTGAGCGGCTGAGGCAGCGAGTAGGCGCGGCTGCGGAAGTCGATCATCTTGGGGAAGTACATGACCGGCTCGGACTTGAACATCCGGGCAACCTGCAGCTTCTGAATCGTCTCAACCCGCGCGGAGCGGAGCTGCATGTTCTGCTTGTATGTGTCGATCGCTTCGGCCCGCCACTTCGAGCGAATGGCCTTGTCGACGCCGTCCCACCGATGGCCCTTCTCGGCGTTGGGATTGAACTCCGGCGGCATGGGCGGCTTGGGGATCTCTTCCATGTGCGGGATGCCCGGCCCGCCCTTGCCGTCCTTCCAGAACGCTTCGGCGACGTCGAGCGTCTTCGCCATGATCGAGTGTTCTGTGCCGGCGACGATGTTCAGGTGCGTGTACAGATCCGTCATGTCGGCGGAGTCGATCGCAAACTTCTGTTCACGGCTTGGCTTGCTGATGAGCGGCGTGCGCGTCTGCAAGTAGCCGCCCTCGCACCCCACTTCCCAGGGCATGGGATTGGTGAGCATGGGCAGGTATCGCGGGCGAAGAAACTGCCGCGCGGCATGGCCGGCCTCGATGAGCCTGGCCGTGTCCCAGGACATCGCGATGAATCCCTTTTTGAGACGGCCGACATTGCGAACGTCGTGGCGGAAGGCGGGCACGGGATTGCCCTTGTCGTCCGGCACCGAGCAGTTCTCAAGGATGAGCGCCAGCAGTCGCATACCGATGTGCACGAACGTGCGCTTGGAGTTGATCGGATCGTCAAGGTGCTTGCGGGCCCACCAATTCACGCGGCTTGGCGTCACACGGCGGATGCGGTTCTTGAGCAGGTCGATCGCGTTCACCTTGAAGACCTGGCCGGTCTGCTTGCTCTGGTACTGCATCCGCTTCCGGCGAAGGAGTTGAATGTTGATCTCGCTCGCCCAGGCCCGTCCGATCGAGTGTGCGATACTCGGCATGATGATGCCGCCGGAGTTGTCCATGAGTCGCGACACCAGCTCGCGAAGGCACAGAACAGCGCCGTGCGTCGGCGTGAGCATCATTAGGAATGGACCGTTGATGGCGCGGCCGACCTCGGGCTGGCCGGCCCTGATCGCTCGCTGCTCGGATGCGAGCGCTGCTTCGAGCGGTCCGGTCCAGTGAAAGACCAATCGCTCGGCGGGCTTGAGACTGGCGCCCTCGTTCCGTTCGATGGCCTGCTTGGCCAGGCGACGGTAACGCAGCACGCCTTCGCGAATCGCGTCCTCTTCGAGCTTGTACTGCCGTTCGAGAACCGTGCCGTGAAGCAGGGGCTCAGTGGTCCGCGTCCGTGCGGCTGGTGATTTCATTGACGTCCTTCGCAGATTGGAAACGTCTGGTGGTAGTACTGATACTCCGAGATTCCTCGACCACAACGCTGGCATGAATATCCGCGAAGCTCTTCCCGGTAGCGGCCGGGGACGCATCGTGTCGCGACTTCGATTCGGTTCGACACCGTGTAGTACGTGCCGATGATGGTCACGGTGGCATCCATGTCCGGCGCTGGAATAGAAACGATGGGTTCGCGTTGCATCACTTCCTCTTCTTGAACTTGCCCGGCACCTTCGCACCGATGCCGTAATCGCCGAGTCTGGTCTTGCGCGGCTTGGTGTACAACGGTTCGATGATGTGGAGACGATCGGCGTAGACCGGCATGTGAACGGTCATCACGGGCGGCGGCGGTTCGGGGATGTCGTAGGTGGTCATTGCCTCGACGAACTTGGCAACGTCCTCGCGCGTGATTTCGCCGGGCGGTATTCGCTCACCGATGGGGTAGTCTGTGCTCACTTCGCCGTTCCTTTCGGGATGTCCCTGGTCACGACCCACTTCCGCCGCTTCTTGGCAACGACCTTGAGTGGCGCCGGTCCGTACCGCTTCCAGAGCTTCACGTCATGCTTGAACTTCGACGTCTCGGCACCCTTCACCTCGATGTACAGGACTGACCCGTCGTGCTCCGTGACTCGGAAGTCAACGACCATGACGTTCTCGGGCACGCCCAACTCGACGCGGATCTGTCGCTCGACCTTGGAGTAAACGGGTCCGTCAAACTCAGCCAGGATCTTGGCGTACTCCATCTCTGCTTTGCTGGCATAGACAACGCCGTCAAAGATTCGCTCGGCCTTCGGCGCGACACGGTACTTGTTGAATCTCAATTGCGATCACGCTCGACTTTCTTGGTCACTTTGAACAATCGCGGGCGAAGTT